AGACGCCATACGCTTCATGCCTTTCATTTCTTTCATCATGCCAGCGTATTTCTCTTTCATACCTTTTAATTCTTCTTCTTTCTTTTCCATGTCTTGCTTCAAGGCTTCAGCTTCTTTTTCCATCTTTTCCTTGTCGCCATGCATGGTCGCAACAGAATCTTGCAATTCTTTGACCTTGGCTTCAAGAGACGCGATTAGCTGATCCTTTTCAGCAATGATGGACTCATTAGCAGCAGTAATCTCTGCCAATGCATCTTCATGCGTTTTTTCGATCTCAGATTTTTGAGCATCAAATCCGGCTTTAACGGATTCTAATTCAGCCTGCAAATCTTCAATCTGCTTGGTATTATCACTCATATTATGATTCTCCATAGCAGTTAAAAAATTGTTAAAACTTATATTAGCCTTTGTATTAAAGGGATTAACTCCTTTACTAAAGATAACACTTCTCGGATTTGCAGGCTTGGCGACTAACCCTTTACCCGAAAAGTAGAAACCCTTCAAAAGCCTTCCCACTTTATAGCCTTGGTATTCTCCAGTTCCACCATAGGCTCTTAGATGCTTTGTCAAGAAAGAAGACTCTTCTGTTCTTGCCAAAACTCTATTTTCACTGTCCGGACCAACAATAGCATAATCAAAATCACTAAAGATACATTCCATTGAAACAGACCATTTTCCTTCGTCTATTTCACTGGTCAATTCTTCAATTCTTTCTCTCATCTGCATGTCGGACCAAGTTTTATAAATAACAGCACTGGTTATAATATCAATTTTTTCCGGCAACTCACCAGTGTCTGATTGTTTTACGGGATTACCATCATGGTCTACAACCATAGATGCTGTAATATGTCCTATGATGTCCGTATCATCATGCATGTAGTTAAATTGTTTGTTAACTGGAGTATCTCTAGCTTCCCACAATTCATCTACACCAAAAACATCATCGTTTTTATTCCATCCCGCCGATACCAAAACAGAATTTAGATAATAAAGATCTTTCTGCTTGACTTCTTTATTTTCTTGAATAAAACTTTTTGCGGACTTTAGAGACTGTGCTACAATCTGGTCATAAATATTGATTGTATACAATGAAGTAGATTCTGGAGATAATATATCACACTCAAATGCGATGGAGTTACCTCCATCGATCATAGCTTGAGCTAAGTTATCATTCATTTCATGTAAGTATATTTTCATATTCTACCTTTCTACAGAAAGAATACGCCACAAAAAATAAATTAAGTTTGTTTTTCGTCAAAAAAATTCAACGAATAGCTTACATTATTAATTTGACGTAGTTCATCAATAGATGGCGTTTTGTTAGTATTCTTTACCCATTCGGAATAAATTTCATTTTTGGCGTTCTCTTGGCTAGCAGTTAATTGAGGATTTTTCTCTAAAATAAATGCTATTTTCTCTGAATTAATTTCTTCATGTGGCTCAAGGCTGGATAAGATAGTAAACTTAATATCCTCTATTTCTAATAGCTCAGCCTTGCTTAACTCTCTTAAATTTTTCTTTTTGTAATGAGCTAATAGAGCGGGATTGACAATATTAGCGATTTGCTTTTGTGCCTCATTAGCCCATATCATAACAGTAGCCTGTCCCGGAGTTGTTTTTGGCAATACTCTTTTCTGCTTACGAGGCTCAGTATCTTTAGAGAATGGAGGCCGTCCGTTTTCTTTAACCTCTTTCTGCTGTTCCTGTGGAACCTGTGGTCCTTGAGGAGCAGGATTTTTAGGAGGCTCTACTTCTTTTGGCTTAGGAGTAAGATCAGTAACATCATCAATTCCAATCTCGCCTTTTTGCAAAGCAATCTTTTTGTACTCAGAATCAAGATTGGCATTATGATAAGGACCGGCTTTTGGAGGCATAGCTTTTCTGTCTCGCTTCTTACGCTCGCCTTGAATACGTTTTTCTTCTATTGAGTTATCTTCGCCCAAACGCTCTCTAACAGTTTCGACAGAAATAATATCTTCCTCTACTAACTTAATGAGTAAGTTCTTTTCAGCAACTTCATCAGATAAAAGCATTTGTTCAAAATGAATAGTGGCTGGCTGTGTGAAACCCATAGACTTCTGCACGTATTCTATTTCTTTTTGCCAAAACTGTGCAAGAAGATCTCTACCATATTCTAATCTCTCAATTAGTGTTTTAAGAGATATAAAGTTATTTGTAAATCCGCCACTCTGTCCAGCTAGTCCAGTTAGTGTTGGAGGAATACCAAGTCCAGCATAAATACTATTAAGAACTGGCTGATATTTCTCTGAGCCAAGAAACTTATAGATTTGAGTGTTACTTTCCTTGAAATCAATTTCTGGACCCCAAACAAGGTCCATAGTACCACCACCAACATTACTTGCTAAAATATTACGGAGCTTATCAATAGCACTTCTATTTGGTAGAATCTTATGGTCAAGATTACCTAAACGCCATAAACGAATATTAGAAATAGCACCGTCAAGTGCGGACATATCTGCGAGCTTCATTTTCTCAAGCATGATAATGTCATCAATGATCGGATTAACCATTGGATTGGCCCATAGCTCCCAATCATCTTTCTTATAGTGAAAGATCTCTAAGTATTCGCTATCTAGTTCAATATAAGGACTCTTATCTATTACTGCTTTCTTTAATGCTGGAGGTAATCCATCTATGTAAGTAGAGTTTTTTTCAAAAGACTTTCTTAACGAATTAGAAATCTTCATTTTATATTTTGGGGTTCCGCTAAAATTCGCAGCATAGCCACCTTCTATATCTATCTGCATAGGATTAAGGAAGTCATATCTAAACGGGATAGTCTTCTTAATCACGCGAGGTTTCTTATTTACAATAAGTTCATCTTGACCTTTAGACATTTCTCGCTGATTGCTACGGGTGACTTTTCCATATCTCTTGTAGATAATCACATTTCCACAACGATAAAGCATATTAAGAAATCGTTCAGATCTCTCAGTCCCCCCAATTTTATCCCACCATTTTCTATAGAATCTTTCTATATTCTTATTTGGATGGTTAAGTTGAATTCCCTGTGATGCAAAATCTCCCATTAGATCAATTACATTTTTTACTATGCCAACTCTATCATATGCCTTCATGCACATAGACATAGATTGTTTGAAATTATTTCCGGGTTCTTCAAATGGACGAAAGCGATAGTAATCATCTTTTAGAAAGTCAGGTCGAACAGAAATGTTTGGCTCGATATCAATATAAGAGCGACGACTAGCACTAGCACTCATAATGCCGTCATAACTGTTTACATTCCCGGCTGTATTTTCAAAAGCCTTTTGCTGATCTTCTGCTGATGTCCAGAAAATATAGGGAATTTGTTCTTCTGGTTTTTCTTTGGTCATATCTGATTCCTGCAATCAAAATGTAATTCGAATGTAATTAGACTGTACGCTAACTATACGCCATAGATCTCAATATAAGTTGTTCATTTGAGATGTAAACCAGTTAGGGCCAGAAAAAGTTGCTTGATTGTCAGTCTTGTTATTAGAACTTGCTGCAAATCCACCATATCCAGTATATGTACTTTTCTTTTCTTCAAAGGAAATAGATCTAGCAGACATATTTGCCATTAATAGGGAAGAGTAACGGTCTTTTCTCATGCGTTTCTTTTTACCAACTCCGACTTTAACTTCGGGCGTGTCCCATCTCATTCTGCCATTCACGCTTTCCGTGACTTCAATCAGAGAAAGCTCATTCTTTAATTCCTCAATCTCCATAACACAATCTTCAAGCGTGTCATATAATCTATTGTTAACTTTATCTTCTTCTATGGAAAGGCCGATAGTAATAGGATCAAAACGTGGGAACAAAAGAATCTTATCTTCTAGATCTTTTCTTAATCCATGATTGGCCTCAGAATACCAGTCATATTTTGCAAACTGGCATAGCTCTAAAATATGTAGACCTTGTTGATCATCTGATGGCTGAGGTTTTTCTTCGTCGATGACAGGCCATATTGGGATATCTCCGGGCTGCAATTGATTATGGTCATGCAGAGCTTCAGCTACAGAATATCCGCCACCCTGAGCGTCCATAGCAATATGCACGATTGGAAATAAACCCATAAGATCTCGAATTTTTCGAGCACAATAGCTGTAGAAGTTGTTTTCTTTTGTTAGACCTTTCTTTACACGTTCAGTATGATCTTTTCTTGTAGTTGTCCAACAATATACAATTCTTCTATGGTCAGAGTGTAATTCAAGAACTACAATACTAAAGTTGTCTACTTCAGAAGCTGGGTCAATAGCCATCAAGTATTTGCAGTTCTTATTTCCATGTAAAAGAGGATCGAAGTACACATTTTGACTAGGCAGCTTGACTGGCTTAGTATCTGTTCCTACGCAAGACTCTATAAGACTTCTTTTGAAGAAGCCCTGACTATCTTTAGTGAATACCGCCCCGAATTCCATGAGATATATACCATTATGGACGGTAGCTTTAGATCTAGCAATTTGCCCCTCGTCCATGAAGCCTTTAGGAACTAAGTTTACAGGAATCCTAATTATAGAATAGTCATCCCATTTAAAAGATGAAGGAACTGCCTCCCCGTTGAAGACGTTATTGGAGATAGCCTTTTCGTCACCTTTAGTCTCTATGATAGTCTTCCATCTTTTCCAATATTCAGAGAAATGATTAAAGTCATAATAGGCTGTGCCCGATAGAATAATCTGGTTAGTTTTAGAAGTATCTAAATCCTTTTTCTCATATAAAAATGAAGTATCAATCCCCTTAGATTTAGCCATTTCCTCCATAGCCATTCTTTTTACATTTTCAACAGGAGAGGCGGATACGGCAGCGAAACCCGCGATTACGTTTTCAAAAATTTCTCTAGACATGCTCGCAAATTCATCCGCAATAATGTCATTTGCTCGCTGTCCACGAATTTTTTGACCATCACCGATGGGCAGTGCTGATATTGTACTGCCATTGATAGTAAGTCTACACATGTCCACATCGCGTCTGGGACCGCTGCTACCGTCACACATATCCCTCAGAATTGGAGAGTTTTTCCAAATATTCTCCATATAATCATGCAGGTACTTTGACTGTCTAAACGCGGCACCAACGACGACGATTTTCCTGTTAGGAATCAACATGGCTCTTAGCACACAGTATAATGATAAGATGAACGTCTTGCCAAGACCACGACTTCCAACTAGCATTGGAAACTTGCGGCCCCACATTTCTTTCAGAATTAGAGCCTGTAATGGCAACAGTTCAATATTTAATATGTGCTTGCAGACAAACGAAAAATAATCTGGATTCATGAATAAGCATGTAAGTCTCTTATAGAACTCTTCAGGGTCATCCGTTCTCAGACGTTCTAGTGGATTAATTACCTCCGAATCTTTTAAAGTTAGGTTTAACCAAGCATTATTTAGCTCTTTGATAATTTCTTGTTGACTCATATGATCTTATCCATGAACCCATAGTATACTGCTTCTTCTGATGTCATCCACCAGTCTGTTAGCTTTTCTATTTTGTTTTTAATG